TCAGGCGGGAAAGTCGAAGCGCGCCGCGATACGGCGCACCCAAGGGCGAGACAGCGGGCTTTCGACCACGCCGCGCCCGCTATAGGCGTGAATGAAGCTTGGCATGGGTCCGTCCAGACCTACGATGCCGAGATGCTTGGCGACGCTACCGTCGCGCATCCGGAACAGCAGGCACTCCCCGGATGTCAGCGCCCGCTCGGGCGGGACCGGAACCAAATGGCGTAACGCCGCCCGCCAGAGCACCTCATCGCGCTGCGGCTCCGCCCAATCGGCACTGTATCGCGGTACGACCTCAGGCTCGTTGCCGTAGAGGGCCCGCCACACGCCACGGATCAGCCCCAGGCAATCCGTCCCCGCGCCCCGCACAGAGGCTTGGTGCATGTAGGGCGTGCCCAGCCACCGCCGCGCCTCATTGACGACGCGGTTCACAGCCGCCCGCCATCGTTACGCTTGCCCGATGTCGGATAGGCCATCAGCCAGTCGTCCCCAGGGATATGCGGAAACCCTCGAAAGTTCCAAAAGTTAGAGAACTTCGCGCGGCATGTCTCCGCCCGTTTGTCGCAGCCCGCCTCGACGCGAACCCGATCTCCCACAGCCAGATCGGCGCGCAGCGCGCCCCAAAGCTCGACACGCCGCTCGGCTTGTCCCACGTCGCGCTTTATCTGCTCCACAAGACCGGCCGCCGCCCCATCCAAGACCTCGATCCGACCCCGGGCGAACCAGCCATCCGCGAATGCCGCCAGCCCCGACAGGCTGAGCACCCGACCCTCCTCGACCGCATCCACGACGCCCTCGCCGAAGAAGGTGGGATCGGCCAAATCGACCCCGCAGCGCAAATCGCCCAGAACGGCATCACAGCGCGGCTGGTAGACGCGGCCCCGCACGCGGTTCAGAGCCTCCGAGAGCCCGCGCAGCTCGGCGGTAAAGGCGCCCTCGCCCACGCTCAATTCCCCAAGCGTCCCGCGAAACACCACTTCGAAAGCCGAGGGCAGCCGCCAATCCACGAGATAGGCCACCACGGCAGCATCATCCCACCGGCCCGCGCGCATGTCCGCTTCGGTCAGCCCATCGTGACGCAGTGCTCCGACGGCCTCGGTGTTGTCCACCGACAGCCCCGTGGCGGCCTCCAGCGCGCCTGCCGTCATCCCCGACTCCGCCACGCAGGTCACGCCATCCACCGTCAGCGAAGCATCGTGATCGGTGAAGCCGAACACACGACCATCCGTCCGCGTCAGCACCCAAGCCCGACAGATCGTGCTCACACCTCCCGCGAAGCGTCCCAGCAGACCGGTCATGCGCGCAGCTCCACGACCGGGACGTCCGGCACTTCGCCCGCCTGGAACCCCGCTGCCGAGATCCGGATCGCATCCGTGTCGAACCGCACCGGAACGTCGAAAGCGAAACCGGCCGAGACCACCAGCCCCGACCCTGGCGTGACGTTCAGACTGACGAGCCCCGTCGTCGGATCGACTGTGAACCCGGCGCCTTCGGCGACTTCGATTCCGTCCACCGCGACCCGCACACTGCCTTCCACCGGCTTGGTGATCGGCCGCACATAATCCGCGCCACCCGAGGCGTAGGTCTTCGTCAACGCGAATTCCGTCGCACTTCCGTCGCCAAAGCCGATCACCTGATCCCCAGGACCCGGCACCCCGGACGGCCCACAGGAAAGGTGATCCGCCCAGTCTTTCCACCTGAACCCATAGAGCCGCCCACGCCGTGCCTCGAAAAAGGCGATCAGCTCGGCCAGATTGTCTAGGGACCGCATCCCGATCCCCGCATCGTAGCGCCGCCGCGAATGAGCCCAGGGCGTGTTCCGCTCCTCATGCCCATTTGCCAGCGCGACGATCTCGGTCAGCCGCTCCGGCCCGCCGACGCTCCCGAAAGAGAGCGCCGTCGGAAACCGTATCTCGTGAAAGCCCATGGCTCACCTCCCTCAGCGATTGCGGGCGCCGCGCGCCAAGGCCCGCGACATCTCGGCGGCGACCTGACTGCGCGACCGCCGGAATCCGGCGACATCCGGCGTTGTGATGTTCATGTTCACGGTCACCGCCCCGCCTCCGGTCATCTCGACGCCCAGCCGCCCATCCGCGCCTCGACGCAGCGGCATGATCGCCTCCGGCCCCGCCTCGCCCATCAGCCCGGTGCCACCGCGCATCGGAAACGCCACCGGGCCCGAGACGACGCCCCCCGACGCGAAGGGCATCACCCGACCCTGCGCAAAAGAGGCACCGTCCGCGAAAGGCAGGATCCGGTTGATCCCCTGCGCCAAGGCGCCGCCCAGCGCGGTCTGCACCGGCTTCACGGCCGCGTTGTAGGTCGCGTTCACCATCGACCGGGCCAGCCCGCTCAGCGCGTCCGACAACTTCGTTCCGTCGAAGACGACCCCGTCGAAAGCCCGCTTCAGACTTCCGCCGAAGCTGCGCGACAGGCCCTTCACCTCGCGCTGCGTGAACAACATCTGTCCCTCTAGCGCCCCAAGCTCCCTGGTGAAGCGGGAGATGACCAGATGGCCGCCCCCCAGCTTCTCTTCCAAGGCGTCCAGCTCATCGCCGTATTTGCCGATCTCACGATCCATCACGTCCCTCCTTCATCGGGAAACCGAGCCGCCAGCGCCTCCAGCGCCGCGCGGTCCATCGGCAGCCGCCCGTCCCCATGCCCCAGCAGAAAGGCCAGCTCCGCCGGCGTCAGCGCCCAGAACACGGCGGGGCTCAGCCCCAGCCCGCGCATCCCCGCCCGCATCAGCGCGGACCAGTCGAACGTCCCGCTCATCCGCCCGGCAACGCGAAGGCGCGTCCCAGCAGCAACGCGGCCACCCGCGTGCACTCCAGCGGCCCGCCCTCGATCTCCGCGTCCAGCAGATTTCCCGCCCCGCCGGACCACCCGCCTCCGCGCAGCCCCGCCAGCAGCAATGCCGCCACGTCCCGCGCGGAGAAGCCCCCGGTCTCAAACCGCTCGACCAGCGCGACGAGACTGTCCGCCTCCATCGCCGCCTCCAGTTCGGCCAGAGCGCCCAAAGTCAGCTTCAGCACCCGGCGCTCCCCGTCGAGCGTCAGCGCCACCTCCCCGGCCCAAGGGTTCCCGTCCCCCATCAAAGCGCGGTGAAGCTCACCGCCCCCGCCGAGGCCAGCGCGATCTCATAGGTCGCCTCACCGTCATGGCTGCCCGCATATTCCAGCGACGTGATCTGGAATGGCCCCTCGACGGTCCCGAAATCCGGGATGATGATCCGGAACACCGGCACGGCGCCGTCGAAGAACATCGTCCGCGCCCGTGCATCCGAGGCCGCGTCGCGGAACACGCCCGAGCCCTGGATCGCCGCCGACTTCACGCCGCCCCCCAACAATTCGCGCCAGCCCCCCGCGCTCTCCAGCGAGGTCACGTCGATGCTGCCCGAGTTGAAGGTCAGCCGCGTGGCGCGCAGCCCCGCCATGGTCGCGAAGTTTCCGACCCCATCCAGATCGACCTTCAGCAAAAGGTCCTTGCCGCTTTGTACGCTCATAGTCCCACTCCTCAGGAATTGTCGTCGTCCACCCGCGCGCGGAACCACAGATCGATCCGCCGCGTGTTCTCGCCCTCGTCCCGCCGCGCCCGCGCCTTCAGGAAGCGCAGCGAGACCAGTCGTCCCCGCGTCAGGCTCAACGGCGCGCCCAGCAGCGCGTCCGAGACCAGCACCGCCGCCGCCTTGGCCGCCGAGTAGCCCTCGCGCTTCGTCACCACGCTGATCCGTAGGTCGTGCCGTGCGCCCTGCCCGGTCGCGTCGCCGATCCCGACCGCGTCTTCGGGCCCCAGCGCGATGAACAGATCCGGCGCCCGCTGCGGCACCACGTCATAGATCGCGCCGGCCAGCATCCCATCCAGCGCCGGGTCCGAGGCCAGGGTGCCATAGACCGCGGTCTGGAGGCTCGCGCCCATCGCATAGGTCATTCCACCACCTCCTCGGAGGCGAGGATCGTCATGTAGCGGTCGTTCGGATCGTTCTCGTGCACCGCATCGACGATGTAGCCGCGCCCGAGGTCGGACAGGCGATGGCCCGGCCAGGGCCGGGTCGGCTGATCCTGCGGTACCGCATGGGTCACGATCCGCACCGCCAGCCGCGGCGTCCGCCCGAATTCCGTCGGTCTCAGCTGGCCCGAGCGCATCCGCACCTCGCACCAATGCGCGCCGCGCATCTCCCAGCTCCGGGTCCAGCCACCCGCGCCGTCCTCCACGCGCGTGGGTGCCTCATGCGTCAGCCGCCGCGTCAGTTGCCGCGGCATCAGACCCGCGCCCCGATCCGAGCCGCCCGCCAGGGCGCGATCAACCGCTCCGCGGCCTTGGGCGCGTCCTCGCCCAGATCGAGCGCCTCCCCCCAGGCCAGCACCGCCTGCGCCAATTCCGCCGGAACCGCGTCCCAGTTCGCGAACCCGGCTTGCAGGATCACGCGAAGCTGCGCCGTCTCCGGCGGCGCCTTCGGCAGCTCCAGAACGGGACCCAACGTGTCCTCCAGGCGCAGCACGCCCCCCGTGATGGCCGAGGTGACGCCGCCCAACTCCTGCTCCACCGAGACCAACACCGCGTTCGGCCCGACCGGAACGGCGATGCGCGCGGCCCCGCCCGGCCCCGTCAACACGACCTCCCGCGCAATCAGGATCAGCCCGAGCCGCCGCTCGATCGTCGCGATCGCCGCGCGCAGGCGCAGCCGCAGCCGGTCCTCCTGGCCCGGCACCAGCGCATAGCCCTCCGCCAGGCGCATATGGGTGGCCAGCTGCGCCACCGGCAGCGCGGCATCCGCCAGCGCCTCGGTTTCCAAGACCCTCAAGACCATGCGGCCCTCCCGAAATTGCATGAAGTTCTGACGAGGCCGGCGGACCGCGCGTGCGGACCAAGCCGGGGGCCCTCCGGCCCCGCCCCCGCCGCCCGCGAGAGCGGCCGGCGGGATGGCGTCACGGGCGCGTGGCCCGCGACAGGATCACGAGATGGCGCATTTCAGCAGCTTGATCGCCGCGAAATCCGTGACGTCCCCGCCGACGCGCTTGGTGGCGTAGAACAGGACATGCGGCTTGGCCGAGAACGGGTCGCGCAGCACCCGCAAGTCCGGCCGCTCCGCAATGGTGTAGCCCGCCCCGAAATCGCCGAAGGCGACGCAATGAGCGTTCGCGCCCACATCGGGCATGTCCTCGGCGATCAGCACCGGGTAGCCCATCAGCTGCGCCGGCTGGCCCGCTTGCAGGCTGTCGGCCCACAGGAACCGCCCGTCCGCGTCCTTCATCTTCCGCACGGCGCCCGCCGTTTTGGAGTTCATCACGAAGGTCGCATTGGCCCGATACTTCGCGCCCAGCGCATAGACCAGGTCGACGATGGCATCCGACGGGCTGTTCGAATCGAAATCGGCGGCCGCGCCGGTCGGCACATAGCCGATATCGCCCCAACTCCAGGACGCATCCGGCACCGCTGTGTAGGTCAGGAAGCCGGTCGGCTTGTCGATGCCGTCTCCCGACACGAAGGCCGTGGCCTCGGCGGTCGCGAACTTGTCGGCAATCCGCCCGGCCAGCCAGCCCTCGATATCGAACGCCACGTCGTCCAGCAGCCGCTGCGACGCCTTCGGCAACGCCGACAATTCGTGCAGCGGGATCGAGATGCGGTCGAAGACGGGCGTGGTCGTCTCCGCGGTGGGCGCGCTCTCGGTGGCCCAGCCGGTGCCCAGTTCGGTATGGTCGACCAGCACATCGTAGGAGGTCGCCTCCACGTTCACGACATTGGCAATGGCCCGGATCGACGCCGCGCCCTTGAGCACCGAGGAGACCGTCTCGGCGGTCTGCGGATCGATCAAGTAGCCGCCCTCGGCCGAGACGGCCGTGTTCAGCGCCTTGCCCTCCAGGGACAGCGCGCGCAGCGCATCGTCGTCGCCCGAACGCAAGTAGAGGTCCATCGCCTTCTGATGAGGGGCCTCGGTCGATTGCGCCGTCTCCAGCTGCGGACGGTGGCTCTTGTAGGTCATGTTCAGACGCTCTTCCTGCTGTTGCATCTTCTGGGTCATCTCCGTTCGGAAGCCTTTGAGATCGCGGACCAATCCGGTCAGCGCCTCGGCGACTTCGCCGACGCCGTCATGGCTCATCGGGTCTCTCCTCTGGATGTCGGCGGCGTCAGTCGCGCGCCAGTTCAAGACGCGCGGCCCGAATGGCCTGCGCCACGTCGCGCAGGGGGTCCGCCTTGGCCCCCACCCGCGCACTGGGCAGCATCGGAAAGGTCACAAGCGACACCTCCCAAAGCTCCAGTTCCTGCAGGAGCCTGCGCCCCTGCCCGTCCCTCACGGCGCGTTTGACGGTGTAGCCGATGCTCAGCCCGTCCAGCGCCCCCGCCTCGATCAGGGCCGCAGCCTCCCGGGCCTTCTCCACGCCCTTCAGCAGCCGCCCCTCAACGCGCAGCCCGCGCGTGTCCTCGACCACGGCGTCCCAGACGCCGATCACCTGTGTCGGGTCATGCTGCCAAAGCATCTTGATGGCGCGCCCCTCGGCGCTGGCCCGCGCCAGGCTGTCGCAATAGGCGCCGGACTGGACCACGTCGCGGCCCCCGTCCTCGACGCCGAACCACGAGGCATAGCCGGTGATCCGGACACCGTCCGCCAGCCGCACCCGGGCATCCCCGTGCGCGAACTTCCGTTCCAAGGCCATGAGCCCCTCCCTCAAAGTTGGATCAGATACGTCACGCCCTGGGCCAGCACGGTCCCGGCCACGCCCATCACGGCCAGCCAGAGCCGCCGCTCCAGCCGCTCCAGCACGCCCTCGATATGCCGCAGCCGGAACGACAACGCGTCCCAGCGCTCCTCCAACACGCGTTCATTGGCCTCGATGCGGGCGTTCGCGGCGTCGAACGGCTCGTAGAGGAACCGCGACCCGCCCCGCTGGACGCTCACGCATCCCCCAAGGGCGGCAGACCCAGCCGCTCCCGTTTCTCGGCCGCCGTCAGGAAGTCGGCCTGCGCGATCCGCTGCCACTCGGCGTCCCGCTCCGCCTGCAAGGCGGGGATGCGGTCCCGGTCGGGCTGGATATCCAGCGCTTCGCCCATATGCGTCGACAGCCACCGCGCCACCGCATCCGAGACCCGCCCGACCAGCGGCAGCACCGTTAGCCGGTAGAAGGCCCGGTTGGCCTCAACGTAGTTTGCATAGGTCGCGTCGCCCGGGATCCCCAGCAGCATCGGCGGCACGCCGAAGGCCATCGCGATCTCACGGGCCGCGACTTCCTTGGTCTTCTGGAACTCCATGTCCGAGGGAGACAGCCCCATGCTCTCCCATTCCAACCCACCATCAAGCAGGATCGGCCGCCCCGCATTCCGCGACCCCTGATGATGCGCCTCCAGCGCGGCGGTCAGCTGGTCGAACTGTTCCTGGGTCAGCGGCGCTTCGCCGCGATGCACGATGGCGCCTGAGGGCCGCGCCGCATTATCCAGCAGCCCCTTCGACCAGGCCGAGGCCGCGTTGTGCACGTCGATCGCGCTTCCCGCCGCCTGGAACGGCGACAAGCCGTAATGGTCGTCGAGCGGGTGAAAGCTGCGGATATGCAGCACCGGCGACACCTCGCCGACCTTGAACCGATGCGACCGGCCCCCGACCGAATAGTCATAGGCCGCCGGCCACCCGTCCGGCCCCGGCACCACCGACATCCGGTCCGAGCGCAGAACATGCAGCTCCAGCGGCACGCCTTCCGGGCCGACCGCCTCCAGATAGGCGTCTCCCGACAGCAGAAGCTGCCCGAACAGAGCCTCGAACAGCTCCGCCCGGCCCTGCGTGCCGTTCGGCCGCCGCAGCAGGTCCATCACCGGATGCACCTCGAACCGCGCGGCGCCATCGCCCACGACAACGGGCACCGCCGCCGCCGCCTCCGCGATCAGCTTGACGGCCCGGAACCCGACCGGGTTCGAGGCGAACCCGCTCCGCGTCAGCGACACGGTATCGCGCGCCGACCAGACGTTCCGCCCGACCGTGCCCCAGGCGATGACGCGCCCCGCGGCCGAGGCTTTGACCTCCCGCCGCGCCGGCGCTGCATCCTGGTCCTTCCTGCCAAATCCGAACATCGGCCGTCCTTTCCGTCCGTTCCCAACAGAAAGGGGCGCCCCAGCGGCGCCCCTCTCTCAGTTCCGTCGCCCCGCCAGGGGCCTGTCACAACACCCGGACCGTCGGTCCCCCCCGCGCCCGCGCGGGGTCCAGCATCGCGTCCCACATCGCCCAGACCAGCGCATCGACCCGGTCGGGCGACCCGCGGCCCTGATAGCCGCCCGGTCCCATCCGGCACATCTGGTCCTCCAACCGGCCCAGCCCCCGCCGGTGCCGCACCCGCCCCTGCTCATAGAGCGCGGCGACAGGCTCCGCCCGGGCGCCCTTGGCCTGGCGGGCCGTCACCTTGCGATAGCTCACAAAAGGTGCCACCTGCCGCAACACGGCCTCGATCATCTCGCCGCCCTGGTTGCCCTCCGCGACCACGCGATCCGCGCCGAAATTCGCATAGGCCGCCGCCACCGCCGCCGCCCATTCGGTCGGCGAGGCCGCCGAGACGCTGGCATCCGCCAGCACCCAGGCCCGCCAGGTCGCGGGCGGCCCCTGCGTCACGGCGCCCACAACCACGATGCCCGTCTCGTCCGACGCCCCGCCCGAGCTCACCGCCGGGTCCACGCCCACGACCACCCGGTCGAATTCCGGCACCGCATCGACCCGCAGGGCATCCAGCGCCGCCGTCGTCCAGAATGCCCCCTCCATGTCCTCCAGCAGCACGCCGTCCAGCTCCTGCCGTCCCAGCCGCGTGCCCGCATATTTGGCCCGGACCTCCTCCAGGAAAGGCCGCGCCAGATGCGCCCGGTTCGCGTCCGTGGGCGCATGGGTCGAAACCGTCGAGGCCCGCCCCAGAAGCTCCTTCAGTACCTCGACATTGCGCGGCGTCGTCGTGACCACCGCTCGCGGATCGGTCCCGAGCCGCAGGCAGAACTGCAAATTGTCCCAGGTCTCCTGCCCCCGCTTCCACTTGGCCAACTCGTCCACCCAGGCCGCATCGAATTGCGGTCCCCGCAAGGCCTCCGGGTCATGGGCGCTGAAGGCCTGCGCCTCCGCCCCGTTGGGCCAGACCAGCTTGCGCTGCCCCGCCACCCAGCGGGGCCGCCTGTCGGGCGGGGTGCAAGCCAGAATACCGCTCTCCCCTTCGATCATCACGTCGCGAACCTGCTCGTAGGTCTCGCCCACCAAGGCGACGCGCCGGGCGCGCCCGGGCATCAAGGGTCGGCTTCCTTCGACCTGAGCACGGACCCATTCGGATCCGGCGCGGGTCTTCCCCGCGCCGCGCCCCCCCAGGATGACCCAAGTCCGCCAATCGCCCTCGGGCGCCACCTGATGCGGCAGCGCCCAAAAGTCGAAGAGCCAAGGCAACGCCCCCAGGGCGTTATCGCTCAGCCCCTCCATCCACGCCTGTCGCGCCTCCGGCGGCAGCGCGCAGATCGAGTCGGCGCCCGATCTCAGATCGGGCCGCATCGAGGTCGAGCCCGTCGCCTCCACGTTCGATCCGTCTTGCATCCTGGATCTTCCCTTCCAGTTCCACAGCCGAGAGCACGGCACGGGTCAGATCCCGCATGAGCCGGTCCAGATCGCTGCCCGTCTCGCCCCACGCCTCGGCGCTCCTGATATCGGCGACCTTGCGGTCGACCAGCTCCCGCAGCGTCTCCATGCTGCGGCGCGCGACCTCCGCGCGCGCATCCAATCCCTCCGGAACCAGCGTTCCGGCGGGCCTTACCCTCTCGTCTGTCATGTTAAGCTCCGTGCAGGTTGCCCCCGGTCCGCACGTCCCTAGAAACGAAAAAAGCGCCCCGATTTGGTTGCCCAAACCCTCGGCGCCTCGCCCATTTCTTCCAGCTTGACTGAAATGTCCCGGAGAGCGTTCGCCCGGTCAACCATGAAATCGCGCGGAGCACTCAATTTCACCCCAAGTAACTGACCACATACGCATTTCAGGCAGATCAAACCTCTACAGCTCCCGCCTCCGAGCAAGACGCCCCTCGCGGATCCAGGCCTCCGACGAACGCGTCTACGAGGTGCGAGACCGCCCCCGCGCCGCCGCGATCGAGCGCGACCGCACAGCTCAAATCGTCGGCGCCTGATCCCCTGATCCACACAAAAGAAAGCGGCCCAACGGCCGCCCTTTTTCGCTGTCAGGGAAACACGCCCCTAGTTCTCGACGCTCTCCCGCGCCGCTTCGATCGCCCGCCAAGCGGCAACGTTCTCGTTATGCTCGGCCAAGGTCTCCGCAAACGCGTGCCCGCCGGTCCCATCCGCGACGAAGAAGACATAATCCGTCTCCGCAGGGTCGACCGCCGCGCGAATGGCCGCCGCGCTCGGATTGGCGATGGGGCCGGGCGGCAGACCGTCGATGAGATAGGTGTTATAAGGCGTCATCCGGTCCAATTCGCTGCGCCGCAGCCCACGTCCCAGGCTGCCGCGCCCCTCGGTCACGCCATAGATGACGGTCGGGTCCGTTTGCAGCCGCATCCCTTGGTTCAGCCGGTTGACGAAGACGCCGGAGACCAGCGCCCGTTCCTCCGCCACCCCGGTCTCCTTCTCGATGATCGAGGCCAGCGTCAGCATCTCCAGCGGGTCCGCCAGCGGCAGGCCCGGCGCGCGGTTGGCCCAGGCCTCTGCGATGACCCGCTCTTGCGCGTCCTGCATCCGGTCGATCAGCGTGCCGGCCTCCGCACCGCGCGCGACCTCATAGGTATCCGGCGCCAGCGTGCCTTCCGCCGGAACGCCCAGCTCCTCGGCACCGGTCAGGAAATCCGCCGATTTCAGCCCCTCGATCACTTCCCAGGAGGTCAGGCCGGGCGCGACGGAGATGCGCCAGGTGATCGGCTCTCCGCTCTCGACAAGCGCGGTGTAGGCCTCCGGCACCGGATCCACCCCGGGCACGAAGGTCGCGATCTCGATCAAATCGCTGGAGCCCGGCTGCCGCTCTCGGACGCGCACCTCGGGCCCACTGGCCCTCAGCAGATGCGTCACCGTGTACGGGAAGACCGAAGGCCCTCCGGCGGTGATGATGTCGAGGATCTCCGGCATCGTCGCCCGGGCCGGGATCTCATAGGTGCCGAACTTGATCTCGTCGTCGCGCTCCGTGTAGCGCACGCCCAGGCGGAAAACGCTGTCGGAGACGATGATCCCCTGCCGCTCCAAAGCCGAACTCACCTGCGTCAGGTTCGCCCCCCGCGGCACCTCGAAAAAGGTCGGCTCGGCCAGGGGGCCCGGCTCCGACCATTGTGATTTCCCGATCTGGATGAGGCCGATCAGAACCACGATTCCGACGATCCCGAGGGTCATCGCATTGGCTGCGATATGCTTCCACAT